TGGGTAGAACGCGACATCACTTGGGAGCATCCAATTTTCCAAACTAATCGTATTTTCACCAAAAGTTAACGCAGGACTACACTCAACAGCATCGGGCTTTGTTGCCAATGGTACCCAGAGCTTGGTGGTGTCAGAGGGAGGGGTTGCTCCATAGTCTATGTTTAGCTTAGCGCCCCCCCCTCCGATGGTGACAGCGTTGCCAATAATTGTACTCATCTATTTAACCTCCTTAATATAAGAGAGTCTTTGTAATTTGCACAGGCATTGATGCAGATGGTTTAGCTCCCATGCAATATACATATACAGTTCCATCTTCGTTGATAGCTACTATAGCTGTTACACCATCTTCTGCAAGTTGAGCTAGCTGAGCTATATCAAACTGTAAATCGAATTTAGCGTTTGTTTCCTGCGAACCCATAACAGTTTGCCTAAAATAATCACCGTAAGCAGACCACGACGCAGCAGTTAAAGTACGATTAAATTTAACTATCAACGGCTCATATTCCGCAATACCTGTAACTTTAGCACCATTCGCTTTATAAAAGGTTTTCCCTTTCACTACAGAGCTTTCTGTTGCTGTGGTGTCTGATATATCCATTAGTGTATCACCGGAATATACTACTTTATTTACAGCCATCTAATCACCTCCTGTTGTGAAGGCTTATCCAATAGTAACAGTCTGACCACCAGCAGTATTATCTGTAACAGCATAGGGAATGGGATTAACAACTACAGAAGCAAGGTAATCATAGCCTTCATCCTGTACAACGGTAAAACCATCCTTTGTGGGAGTAACTGTCTTAGTCTGACCTTTTGTAAGGTCACCGGCATAAGTACCTGTTACACCGAGGATTTCTACGCCAGATTTAATATTAGAAGCAATTATCTTAGCAGCTTCTGCAGAAGCAATACCAACTGAACCAGCACCATCATGATAACCAGCAGGAATCATATAAGGCTGAGTTTTGTCAGAGATGTAACCTTCAACTGCCCCATTATTAGGCATTGAACCTGTTACTTTAGTACCCTTTATGTATGCTGTCTTATCCTTAAGAATCTCAGCAGCCGTAGCTGTAGCGTCCTGAGTGTCAGCATCAAATGTACTTGTGCCTACAATAGGAGCACCAGACTTATCGTGAGCTGTAAAACCCTCAAGAAGTTTGCTTGGTTCAACTGTATCGTTTGTCAAGTCCATCAACACTTCTCCAAAATAAACTATTTTAGAATTATACTTAGTTTTAGACATTTAATTATCCTCCTATAGTTGTAGTTAGTCCGCCAGCGAGATTCGTTACTTGAGCATATTGGATTTCATCAACCACAAAATCTTCTCTCATAACCTTATTTGCTGTTGAATACGTTTGAGCAAATTTATTGGGAATCGAGATATATGGACCATCATAATATTCGAGGTCTACTAAGTTCTCAATATTAAGTTTAGCCGATAATATTCTCGGTTCCTCAATAAATTTCATGTACAGTATTTTGGGTTCGGGAATCAACTTACAATTTAATGTCAATTTAATTCACCGTCCTCCAAAATACAGAGCGGGTCAACTGAGAAAATATCTGTTGCATATGTTTCACCAGCTACCTTTGCTCTGATTTGTGTATCAACATCAATACCAACAGTAAACATCATAGTTTGTTCAGATGTAAAATGAACAATAATTTTGTTATCTTCTGTTGTCACTTCTTGTGAATCCTGGTCCAATACAAACAATATATTAGATGATTGCGAAAAAGCAATTCTAAAAGCTTGAATGTTTGAAACAGGAATGTCAAGCTGATACGTAAGTTTCGGTGTAGTACCTCTACGAATACCCATTAACTACACCTCCTTATGATGTGAACTTTTCAATAGTGTATTGAATATTAAATTCAAAGTTTGGAGCTTCATCTGCTTGAACAAACAGCGTTACAGTTCCATTTGTATTTGAAGCATACATACCATAAACTGAGTTATCCAGAAACAACTTAATTGTTTGATATGGAATCTGAACATTTACAAGTGAATCAGCAGATACGCCAGCAATATTAAGAACTTTACTGAATGTTTCGCCTTCAACTACTGTAGTCCAGCCATCTCCTGTAACTGTTGTTGTACCATAAGTAGGGAATATCTGGTCAGTATGCTTTACCCAAATCTGAAGGTACGCTACATTATTTGAAATCAGGAACAACATAGGCAAAGGATTAGTTGTTGAAGCTGTAAAATCTCCTGCTTTCAAATTATCTGTTGCATTTATTTTAACGGGAATAGCAGCAGCTCCATTGATACTAACTGTTTGATTGTCAGAAGGTGAAGCTGTAATTGCAACAAATATGCCATACATTAGAGTCGGAGCTGTTTGTGATGTTGTAAGTGAATCTGCAATCGTCAGGTTCCAAACACCTGTGTCGGCTACCACGAAGCTTGCATGATATATTGACTTCAAGTTCTGAAACAAACCAAGAGCAATATCAGAAGGTTTTGAATCATCTGCATTGGGTCCATTGTTGATTGTAACAATTTGACCAATAGCGTTCGCAACAGCTGCTGATTGCTTCAAAGCTTTATTTACCAACTCTGAACTTGCTGTAGAACCTTTAGTGTTACCATTCAATCGCTCAGAACTTGCCTGATAAGCTGCATCTGAGAGGATATTCTGATTATTTGGATTAAACGGTAAAAGTTTATTTTGGCCCATATGAACACCTCCTTATTACAGCCATACTGATTCATCCCAGCCTTTATAATACTGGTCATTTCTATCCCATGCAAAGAACGGTCTTTCAAACAGAGTATATATGACTTTAATACCAGCAGGTTTTGGTGTAATATAACCAAGAATAAATAGCTCAGAAAGCTGTTCATCAAAATCAGGTGACATAAGTAACATGTTGTATGAACCATTCTGATTATCTTGCAACCAAATCAATGCTGTAGGGAGGAGCTCTTGAGTCATCTTATATATTCCCTCAATCGTTCCGTCCCAATGGTATTGAAGTACCCTTGCTTTAAGAACCAACCTATATAAATTGTCAGGGAGTACATCAGGCAAAATATCATCATCTATTGGAAGTTCTCGTTTAATATTGAGATACTGTCCAACAATATCAAGTTGAGCACCAACTGCAGTATCAAGATTGAAATAATCCCACATATGTTCCAATATTGAAGTAGAACCATAATCCTTTTCCAATATCTTTCTTGTCATTGTGGTAAACTTCGGATTGTTATAATATTCGCTTGTGATTAGGTCAATATATTTTTGAACTTCGATTGCCATTTAATCACCTCACGATACTGTTATTACAATCTTATCTGAATCAGTCGTATGATATTCGTTAAATGCACAGCTTACATCATTTGTATTATATATTGAGCCATCTGTCGACATCTGAACTGAAGTAATCGAGAATGTAGGATTATTCAATGCAGATTGAGCAGAAAGCACAACGCCCCAGATACTTGAATTGTAAATTGGGTCACCTATCTGAGTTTCGTCAAGGAATTCAATAAGCTTTTCTTTAATTGTATTAAGAATATCAGGATTGTAACCAGAAAGCTTCTTAATGCCAAGCTTAAAATAAATAGGAGTAGAAGTAGGTCTGAAGAATTTGATTGTATTCTGGTTTCCATAAATTGAAGTAACATCAACTGAAGTAGTTCCATATGTTCCTACGCCAGGAGTTTTCTTCATATAAATCTGAGTGGCAATATCTTCATCAGTTCCGCCATCTACTACCAAACTGATTGAATGAGCAGGAATTCCATTTGAATCGGCAGCATCGGTATCATTCTCATATCCAGCTACACGTTTTACACCTGTTACATTGTAAAGTGTAGAAATCATACCTTCGAGGATTGAATAGCTGGGAGCAAACGATGCATTGAACATACGAGCTCTCAATGATGCATCTGATTCAGTATCAACACCGGGAACTGAAGGAGAATTATTTGTAACTGAAATCCAACCATAAACAGGTGTATCAATATTTACGATTGTATTTGCGGCGGACAGGATTCTACCATATTCCTCAGATTCACATTGAACTGTAATTGAACCACTATCTGAAATAGTAGTGCCATTAGGAATAATCCAACGATTAGAAGCTGAATCAGAAGCTACACAGTTATTAAGAACTGTACCTGCTTCACCTGTTAGTATAAGTTCTACATTTGATTTAGTAGCAGGAATTCGATATACGCCGAACAAAGGGGAAAGTGAATCCAAAGCTACACCAACTGCAAAACTCGGTGAACGGCTTGAATAAGCCATCTGCAAAGCCAAATATGTATCGTATATGAACCTCGCATGAATTGAAAGCTGCTGATAGTCCATTGAATCATTTTCAAGGTAAATATCAGAACCAAATATGGTTTTCATATCATCTACCAGCTGTTCCAATATTGAAGCATATTCGGGAATATGTAGACCTGTTTCATCAATATAGGGAGCAGAATAAGCATCAGCCAACTTCAACACCTCCTTCTATTTGTCCATAAATTGTATCAACTCTATAGCTTAAATAAAGATTTCGACCAATAACATCTGTCTTAGCCTCAGATACCTTTGTTACTCCATCAACCTGTTGAATTCTATCAATAACCAAACGGTTTGAAGCAAGTTTAACTGTTTCGGTATCGTATGCTCCTAATATTGATTGGAACATTGGAATACCATCATCTATCTGCTCCCACCATTCACCATAAAACAAAAGGATTTTCGTTTTAATTGCCTGAGCAATAGCTTCTTTATTCTCTATGAAATCTGTTAGGCCTGAACCAAAGGAGTAATCGCCTGTATTATCTAATTTACGATATTTCATTTAATCACCCCACTTGTTTCACCGCCCTCAGCAGGAGCTGTATGCTTATGTTCCATAAATTCGATGTCATTGATGGTTAGTTTACCAGTTACTTTAATGCCAGCTGATGTTATTTCAATGCTTGAAGCTCCAACCTTAATTGTGGCTTTGCTTTGGTTTATCACCAGAGAAGCACCAGTACCACTCAGAAGCTTTAGAGTACCATCACCTAGTATTTCTATGGCCTTACCCTTCGGAGTCCTTACAGTGAATCCTTGCGGTTCTGGTAAAGTATTGGGAATTGACTTAGGGCCGAATATAGCAATAGCATCTGTTAGGTCGTGACGCCTATATTCAATAGGATTCTGAACACCACCATATAGCCACCAGTTATCGAAGCTTTGGTCTGAAATAACAGCTAAGCATTCGTCGCCAACATCAATTGGAAATGTTATTGAATAACCACCAGCATTAGGCCAGCAAATAGGAACATTTGGAATAATTGGTAAATTAACGTAGCTGACTGAGTTTCCACCTGATATTAGTTTTTCTCTGATAACTGGCTGAATATTAACTGTTCCATTTGCGTTAACTGTAGTAACTTTAGCAGGGAACGATACTTTCATATTAAACAACAAAGCACGTTCTCGTTTTGCTTGAGTTTCTTCTTCAGTTGGAACAAGGTCTGTAATTCTTACTGCCATAATTATACACCGTAATCGATATAACTCTGAAGGTAACCAGGAAGCTCTCCAGCTTGAGCAACGCTTTCAATATCCATGTACCAATCCTGACCGCGTGTATCACCAATATAAGTTATAGCATATACACGATAGATTCCTTCAGTATCGAGTTTATAGAATGTTTCTGCTAGATTTTCTTCAAGACTTCTTTGAGCAGCGATTATCTTCGAATTATCCAAACGATAAAGTGATGATAGCCTTATATTAGGATTAAGTAAAGCTCTGCATCTTACACCGTATTGGAATTGCTCAGGCATACCAACCAAACCTGAGTCGGGACCTAATTCAATAATTGTATTACTCGGAACCGTAGCTGTAGCAATAATATTAGCTTTACCGTCTTCGCAATAAAATGTTGAATTAGATGATCGAGCAATTTGATTCATATAATCTTTTGCCATTCCGAATAGAGCTTTACCCCTCGGATATGAAACATCAGGAACTTGAATCTGTCCAAGATTTATTGTTTCTGTTGTTGCCTTCGTACAATTATAAACCACCTGACGCATAGTAGCATAATTATTAAGAGAAAGATTAACAACAGCTTCATCAAGGTATCGCGAACTATCCAAACAAATAAACTTGAGATAAAAGTCAGTACCATTTTCCTTTCCCCTAATCGCTTGGAATACGAATCCATCAAATATTGTTCCATATTGTCCGGTTACATATCCAGCTTCTACTATTACACGACTTGCAGAAGTCATCATCTGTGATTCTGTTTTCGCTGATAAATTATAAACTGTAATAATGCTATAATTTATTTCAGCATAAGCAGTTTTCTTTATTTCAAATGTGCATCTAAGATTTGATACATCAATTGAATTATTATGAGCATCTCCAATTAGTATTCTATATTTTCTTCCATATAATATATCACCATATATTGGGTCACCAATTACTTTATACAATGGTGAATTTACTATTGCATCAATGAAACTTTGGTCATATGAAGAACCAGATGTGCCAGGAAAACTAATGTCTGAATCTTTTGTTCCAGGGTCAACATAGCTTTCATTCTTTGGATATGTTATTGAGCCTCCTCCTGTAAATATCTTTCCAAGCAAGTTATAAGAGTTAATACCAAGATAATTCGCTGGGTTTATAAGGTCTCGATGATAATAGAAAGTATGAGATGCATGAACCTCAAAATGCAGATGTGGGCCAGTGACGTTACCCGTTGCACCTTGAACACCAAGAGCTGTTCCAGCACCAACCTTGTCACCGGCCTTCACATATATCCGACTCATATGTGCATATATGCAACCATATCCATCATCATTCTTTACCCACACATGGTTACCAAAACCGGTGCTGCTTCTTTTTACCCAACCAACTGTTCCTTCTGTTACTGAAACAATTGTTTTGTCTCCTCTTGATGCGAAATCTATTCCTTCGTGGCCATTATTAGCCCAAAGCTCTTGATTACTGGCACCAAATATAGCGGTTACTTTGAATTCGCCAGTAAAAGGAAATGTCATCATTCTTCGGTGTCACTCCAAACTAATTCAAAGTCTGTGCCAAAGTTAGTATCATCAGGCATCGAAGAGTTGACTGACCCAACATTTACAATATAAAGTGAACCTATATGTTTATATGAAAACAGCTTAATCAGATTAGCATAATCACCATATGTTTCTATCATGTTCAGGTTACTGATTATACAATCCAATGTATCTGCGTCATATATTGAAAGCATCCAATACTTCGCAATTGAGTTATATTTGAACTGAAGCTTGAAATATATGTTTTCATCGCCTACAGGAATATTGATATTGAATGTATTGTTTGGAAGTGATGAAACTGGAACTTTATAATACATTTCATAACCTCCTTAATTTATAAACATAGCGGCTGCCCTTCTAACAATATCAGGCTTCCCTCTTGCTACCTGACGAGTTACAGCTTTCGTTGTTTTCTTTGGAGCAGGAGTAGGATTCAGAATACCAACAGGTGTACTTGAGGTAGCTTGAGGGTAAGCACTAATTTTAACTTGCTTAAGTCTTGCTACAGGAATTTCAGTAAGTGTTACTGTCGCTTCCAATCCATGAACTGTATCTGCATCATCGTGTGCTTCAATACTTTTAATCAGCATATTATCATATTGAGCCAAACGAGTTAGAACAGTTACAGGAGTTCTCGCATTCTGTAAAGCGACCAAAGCTTCATAAGCACCAACAGAACGACTTTCAGCATTGTTAAACGAATTTGAAGAAGTAGCTGTAAGTACATCAGACATCTTTACTTCAACAACCAATGTTTTAGGTTTAACATACGAATGGTCTGAAATGTTTGCTCCTGTCTCTACCTGATGCGAGGTGATTTCCAATTCACTATTATGACTGAATGAAACATAGCAATCAAAGAATAATCCACCAATATTTGTTTTTGTATAAATAACAGCGTTATTATTTGCCATGTTAATCACCTACCAATGCATTATTATCAGCTGAGCGGATAGCAGCTTTATAAACCTCATTACCAACAGCAGCAGGTTCTTTGGCACCGTTGATATTGAATGTATTATTAACTGTAGTATTATTGTTGTTTGTACGATTATTTGTTTCGTACCGATTCATTCCAGTGGCCAAATCATTTGCTACTTTCGTTTGTACAGCTGTTCGCTCCATAGCAGCACGAGTATCTTGTAAGCCAAGAAGTCTATCGATATGACCTCGTCCTCTATTGAACGATTCAGCGGTATTTGAATAACTTTTTTCGAGAGCATCAACAAAATTCTCACCTTTAATCAAAGCTATAATAAACTTAATTGTATCAGCAATTCCATTTATAATAGTTGATATTGCATCGAGAACTGCGCCAATTATCTCGAATGTTGTAGCTAGAGAATTTAAGTCACCGTCAAGACCAAGAATCAGATTTAGCAATTCAAATATTGTAGATAGTGCGTTTCCTATTGAATCTAGTAAACCACCTACTGTTTCAAATACTTCTGATTCTGAACCAACCTCCATTATCTTCTTTCCTACTTTAGTAAGCCAAGTAAGAATCTCAATAATTATCCTTAAGAATGGAGCGACGAATTCTGCGAGCTTTTTGGTGTTAGGCTGAATATTCTCTTCGAGGTAATCGTTTATTCCTTTGAGACTTTGTTTCAGGTCATCAATTTCAACACCAAGCTGTTCGCCTAAAAAATAAACAAACCAGTCACCTGCATATTGCAGAATAATCTTGAATTTATTTATTTCGTGCTGTATATCTCTAATACTAACTAAAGTATCTTGTAATCCTTGAGGAGCTTCCAAACTCTTAGATAATCTAAATATATCCTTAAATCTGGCATACTCCTCATTTGTCATGAGGAACAAATCTTCAAAGCTTGTGGCATCTTGCCCCAATGCTTTCATTGTCCTCATGTAAGCTCTAGCAGTTCTTTCTGATGAAGCAGTAGCTCTAGCAAACCGTTCTACGGTTATATCTGTTTGAGCCATTGCAGTTGACATATCGAAAATTGTTTTCGTTACCTGCCAACCTATTTTTATAAATGACGATGCAGCCTTAAGCAAAAGCTGACCTGCATTCATACTGAGGATTTTTGACGTATCCTTGAATTGTGAAAGAGAACCAAGTGCTTCATTAAATGAAGCTTTATCAACTTGCCAACCTATCGATACTAAGTACTCTTCCAAGCTCTGAGGATTCACATCAATCACCTCCTATCGTTTACCTCTTGCACCATTATCTCTTCATTCTTTGCTTCCAACAATATCAATTCAACTATGTTCCACCAGTCATCAAAGGTGTATGTACCGTCCCATAGTTCGTGTTGCTGCCATAACCCTTTTGTGACTGGTAGAAACAATAGTTGGTCAACATTACTGGAGGTAATGCATTTTCCTTTTACTGCTCCGCTTTGGGTTCCATCAGTGAGCCAAGGGAGCTTGCGTCGAAAAAATCTCTGAAATTAAAAGCTACTGCTGCAATCAAAAGCTTAAGAGCAAGTTGACTATCAAAACCTGTAATACCATATGTTCCATTGCTATTGATTACTTGAGCTGTACCAGCCGGGAGGACTTCACCACAACAGCTTAGAATATCCTTCTGGAGCTCAATGAATTCGACCTTATTCATTATGGGCTTATTGGGTTGAGTCCCTCCTGGAACATCCTGGCTGATCTGAGTGAATCCTGAGGGCATTGTGTACATAAGCAGTTGAGCTACAATATAGTTACCAAGAAGTGGATCGTACTTCTTAATAATAAATTGTCTGCCATCAATTTCAATAAGCTTTTCAGTTTCTCTTTTTGTATTTATATTTGCATTCATCTATTTATCCTCCAATTACTGAAGTTCAATACTTGCAGCCATCATATTCCAAGCCTTAGTAGTGCCCTGAGCACCATATGTTACGTCTGCCATCTTCTGAGGTGAGACTCCTGTGCATACCCATTTCTCACCAGTTGAATTGCTTTCAATGGAAATCTGAGTCTGAGCAAATACGGCAGGAACAGCAGTCTCAACATATTTAACGAGACGAATCATGAAATCATTTGCATCAGAAGCTTGCAGTACATTGATTGTAACTGTACCATTCTTCTTTACTGATTTACTAATCAGGACTGAAAGGTCAGCAGAAATCTCATGAGAAGTTTCATCATTGGAACGAGAAATCGTAATATCACCAAGACCGGCTCCATACATTGTATATTGCCCTACATCAGGATGGGAGATAGTAACGATAGTATTCTCGAAGCTATAAGTTCTAACCATTTATTACACCTCCTTATCGATTTACAAATACTGAAATACTAATGTATTCGATTGCACCAGCCAGTTTAACACAACAAACGATGGGAGGTGTAATTCTCTGAGCTCTTTCTGAAGCTGAAAGCGTATCGACAGAATCAGTGAAGATGATGTAACCATTGGGAAGTGCATCACCTGTAGCAAGAGTTCTAACAGGAGCAGCATTCCAAATACCAGATGCGATATAGCCCATGTTCTTAATCTGCTCAAATGAGTAAGCAATCTGATTTGTGATAACAGCTACGCCATCATCAGTCATGGGAATTACTCGATTGTTGATTAGAGAATTTACTACATTCTGCTCGATATAACTACGAATGAGCTGAATAGCATAATACTCATCAAAATGATAACTGCTTGACATCAGAGACGATGTGATGAAATCATACTTGTTACCATAGTTAGCATAAGCATTGCCACAATAGCCTTTAAGATTCTGAAGCTGAACTGAAGTGATGTTCTCAGATTTTACGCCAACCAGAGACTTATAGGCCAGATCAAAAGCAGAGTTAGCATCACCGGAAGCAAGACCACAAATCCGACCCAGAACAGCCGCAGAAACTTCATAACCATTCGCATCATTCGCCTCCGTATAATAGAAGCCCAACATGTTTTTGTAGCCAGCAGTTTTCAGTGTCTTGAAAATGTTACTAACAGTACTACCATCAGTTACGAGGTCGTTTGCGTCTTTATCCTGGAAAATAAAGTAAGCGGGAACCTCTACACTCTCAAGATAAATAGCCAAGTTCTGAAGTTCCTGAGTAGTATATGCTCCAGTTGACATTGCACCGAACCATGTGTTATCGAATTTACGGCAAGCTGTAATTGCCTGAACAAGTGTCTCAGAACTAGTCTTATTCTGGAAACCAATAACTACCTTAGCAGGACTAGGAGACTGAGCAAAGTAAAGTGAAGCAGCTTTATACTCAGGTGAATCTGTTCCAAAACCTGCAGATGACATTGCAGACAGACTTGTGTATGTAGCTGTACGAGTATTAGCATTCAGGACAGCCGAACTACCAAGAATCAAGCCGACATTAAAATCAGATACTGTCGCAATGCCCTGGTCTACCTTGACCGTAACATTAACAATATCCTTAATGGAAATAGCCATATTAAATATCCTCCTCCATTGTAAGATTGAGTTTCTTAAATGTATCTATATCATAAACGACCTGAGTAGTCGAATAAATCTGATATTCCAAGTCATACCTATTCCACCACTGGCCGTTGTAATGTTCAGGAACTCGTGTAATACCGGAACCAGCGCCGGGAATTGTATAAAGGTTTTTATTTGCCAGAGTTGTTTTAATATCTGTGGCATACCATCGAAGCTGCATCCTTCTTGCCGTTTCTCCAGCATCTGGCCCATAAATGATAAAATGGACTGCAAAGGTGTCAGTATTCTGGATTGCCCGTTGATAACTAACTTCTTCGCCGTCCCTTATTTGTTCTTGATACCTATTTACATATTTTGATATTGTATCGTCAACCGGCAATACATAGCAATAAATAAAATTATCATTTATTCCGTTTGCCGGATTACCTTGTTGCTCATAAGCTACGATTACTTGTTCCTCATTATAACCAGAAATTGTTGTAGCAATTTGAGCACACAATGTTTCAATATCTTCTATTGGAAGGATTATTTCTTTCATGTTGATTTCATCCTCTCACAAATAGAATGATAAAAGCCGTTCTTGCCATAGTTTTTAACTGAAACTATTTTGTATTCATGCCCCTCAAAATATACGATGTCTGAAATGTTTTTATACATATTATATTCACCAGTTGTGTAAAGCTCTTTATTAGTGAATACGTTAATGCTTTCTTCATCTCTCTCGAATTGAGGGTCATTTGTTAGAGTTTTGGGATTATTTATCGTGATAACTGCTGGACACTTAAATTCAGAAGGAGTATCTACAAAACGATGATTTACTACATTAGCGACTCTGCGTTTAACTGTGATTACCTGAGAAAAATCAGGGTCAGTAATAAGTTCACCGATATAAATCATCTTCCTGCTCCTCTCTTTCTTACTACATAAGTTATTGATTTTCTAAGTTCACCAGTATCAATCAAAGGTCTATCGCTACCTTTACGAGCGATTGTTGCCGGCGAGTTTGGAGCCCATCCATTTTCAGGATTTACGAACCATTTTCTACAAACGTTTTGAGCTTTCATACCTAAACGTTCCATATCTTCAAGTGAACCTTGAAAATCACCTTGTATAGCAGTTTTTAATACCTTTAATCGATAACGTTTTATCTCGTTATCAGAATTCTTTAATGCCGGCTTAATAACTGGCCTAGGAGGAATGTTCCTAATGGGAGAACCATTAGTATGAATAAATAGCAATTCAGCATTTGTCACATCTTCGCCTTCCCTTGCAGATGTTTCCTGAGGAATACCAACCAGAACATCATGTGACACGAGAAAATCATATGCCTGCTTTGCTATGTAAACTTTACTCATTTTCTGAGTAAATTTCACCATATCATCCATTAACCCACATCCCTACGCCTCTGTACATTCTTGCGTATGTTGCAAGCTGCTGACCATAAACTGTGTATTTGAATGTTCCATAACCTTTAAGGTCTTCTGATACGCCTTGATAGTCATACGAAATGCTAAGAGCATCAACTGATTTACTTGCAGCTATTCCTCTTGGCATTGCTGATGAAATCAAAGCAGCGGAACCAGGAACTTCATTTTGTACTTGAAGGTAAAGCGTGGCCAAATGTGCTACATAAAGGCACATACAATATTTCCACATTGTCTTGAACCTGCGTTCCTTAATTGAATGGTCAGCGATGTTAATAAACATTGTGATAATATAGTCAGGGATTTCTACTCCGTTATCACAATCATGAAACTTGGGAAATGTTTTGTAGAAATCTGCAGCTGTGAACTGAGGATTATCCTCTGTAAATACATTGGAGGCCCCAGCAGTGGTAAATACCTCCTGAATATATGCTGAGTTATTATAACCAAGCATCGAAATAAAATCCATTGTGGGGCCTCCTTTATATTCACAAATTACATAGCTTCTCGAATCAGCTTCTTAAGCTTCTTCTTGCCAATTCCATCCGGAACATCAATACCAAGTTCTTCGGCCTTCTCGAGTAGCTCTTCTACTGACATGTTAGCAAGCTCATCCGCTTCACCAGAACCGTCAGGATTATCCTCAGAGACATCTTCGGTCTTAGGGGTATTAACTACCTTAGCAGCAGCCACGGATGTAACAGGAGCTGACCTTACGTTACTGACGACCATCAGAAGACCAAGTTCATGTGCCTTGATGAATAGAGGGTCATTCATAAACCGCTCAGGCATCATCATGGTTACATTGGGTGTGGTTACGAATCGATCGAAAGAACCATCTCTCATCAGGCCAGCACCAAACTGAAATCTACGGGTTGCGATAATAGCGACTTCAGACATATTTATCAACCTTTCTGTTTATAAGTTTGTTTAGATACCGTCGTAATAACGAGCGGGCTGCCAATACAGGAACTTCGCCTGACCCATCTGAGCAGCATAAATGGTGATATAAGCAAACTGCAGAGCAACGGGCTGGGTCATCACACGAGTCAGAGGAACGGGCAGATCGAAATACAGGAAATCGTCATTGTTGACGTAAACAACCATACGGTTGGAACCATCAACGCCAGCACCCTTGCACCAACGAGAGGGATAAATAGAGAGGTCTCTACCCTGGTTAACCGCCAGGTTGTTCTTCAGCAGGTAGTTCAGGATGTTCTCATCGCCAGAAGTACCGATACGAGTTGATACGATGTAAGCATAATCCTCGGGAGCAATCAGGATGTGGTTGGGAATAGCATTCTCATCATACTCGGAAGCCTCCCAAGCCTCAGTGATTGCCTTGTTGACGTCCCACAGAATTTCATCAACGGACTTATCCTTCCACTTACGAGAGGTACCAGCCTCGTTGTTGTCAACATAAGATGTAACCAGGTTGGGGTCGTTAACGATACCTGTAACGCCAACGGTGTCGATGCCCTTGTAAACCAACTCATCAATGGACTTATTGTAGTTCAGGCGAATACCTTTATCCAGCAGAGTGTCCAGAGAACGGCCAATGGTCTGCAGCTTCTGGTTATCAACAAAGGGAATCTTCATGGCCTGCGCCCAGCTGAACACCTTAAAGATGTCCTTATTGACGTTAGCCTGCATCAGAGGAATGTTGTCTGTCTGACCAGCAATCAGACCAGACTTATTAGCACCGGTTGTGGCATAATCTACGTTGTAAGTAGAAGTGAAATCAACCCAGCCGCCACCAGTCTTAGCAACAATATCGCGCTGCCAAGTTACTGAAGTAAGCGGCTCGCGAATCTTGGGGTCACGTTTCTCAAGTTCACCCTCCAGGAAAGCCATACCCTGAGCAATGCCTGCAGCATCACGAGTAGCCATAGCAGCACCCATGCCATTGCCGAGAGAGCTATCACTCAGAACTGACATCTTATCTGCACCGCCAAAGGCGATACCGGTAGAAGAAAAATCTCTAGTAATCATCTATATACCTCCTTACGCCTTATTACGGGTCAGAACGGTTACCTCAGCAACCTTGTCTGCATTCATGTTGCCAGTAGTCCACTGAACATTGGTCAGAGCAACTACCTTACCAGTATCATCAGTAGCCTCAAAGCCGCCAACAACAGCTGTAGGATATGTATCATTGGCAACAATACGAACATAAACTGTACCACCAGCAGTGGGTGTACCTCTCTGACAAAGTACTGTGCACTGACCACGAGTCAAAACATCAACAACAGAGTTGGCAGCATAACCAGGAGTTTCCTGAGGGTCATACACATTAGCCTGAACAACCTCACGAACAGCGATGCCAGCAAACTGTGTAGCTGTAAAATCAGTACCACCTGTAATGCTATCAGCAACACCGAGATACTTATTCTCAGCTGCCACCAGAACAACAGGCTCACCGAACTTAATGAGCTTCTTAGCAATACGGCCCTGAATGATAGCATCAGCAGAAGCTGAAACGGTACCAACATAGCCAGTATTCATCTTAATACCAATTACTTTACCCGGCATATTATTTATCCTCCTTCATATAGTGCGGATTAAAACGCTTAGCAATATCCATACCGTGGTCATAGTCAGCGTCTGTAACAATAGGCTTAGAGTCATTAGCCTTCTTACCATTGTTACCAATAGCAGACTGAATATCGGCATAAGTAGAAGTGGTCGACATATTCATGCGAGCCATCTTCACAAATGCATCAGTCGCCTTCTTACGAGCAATGGGGTCTTCGATAGCAGCGAGGACAGGCTTCATATCACGAATAGCCTTTTTAACCTCTTCAGCAGAATCCTTAGCTTCAATCTTCTCGGGATCGATAGTAACAGATTCTTCAGAGCTGGGGTCTTCGTCCTTTTCCTCTTCCTTCTCGAGTTCAGCTTCCAGTTCATCCAGAGCTTTTGTTGAAGTGTCCTTAATGCCGTAAGCAGCGAGTGCACGGTTCAGAGCATCGGAAACCTTTTTCTCAATCTTCTCTTCGATGTCCTCGTCCTTACACTCATCTTTGGTCTCGGTCTCTTCAACCTCAGTCTCTTTAATTTCCTCGTCCTCAGCTTTAGCAACTTCCTCCGCCATTTCGCAAGCAGCATCAACAACCTCTTCAGAAACGGTGGATTCATCCATTGCCTTAAGCTTCAGAAGGAAATTCTTAATTGCATCTTTGGTTGTCATTTTATTCCTCCTTAATTTATAGCAAATTCAGAATAGCTTTATTAAGCTTATTCCTTTTACTAACAGAAAAAGCAGGCATCTCAGAATCACGAATCGCAACTTTGTGTCCTGCTCTGCCTGCGTTTACGAGTGATACATGATTACCGATAATGTTACGTTGGAATGTTTTTCCATCCTTAGTAACATATTCACAATCATAACCACTTGAAACTTCTCTTTTTACACCGGATTCAATTTCATTGATTGTAACCGGGTCTCTAACCAAAATGTCAGCTACGAGGCAATCACTAAGATCTCCTTTGCCTCTTCTAACATTTGAAATCTCACCTTTTGAGTACATGCTCCAATTATCTGAAGTCACATCTTCATTTGGGTGATTATCTGTGAACGCCTTCCCTTCAAATGAAGCGATGGTTCTCTGATCGAATAGTTCATCGTCGGTTCTATATACCGAAACAACATTGTTTCCATCTTGACCTATTTCACATGATAGATATTTATATTCACCTGTTCGACCAATTGGAACATTGTGACATATAAGAAATCCTTCAGGCGTTTTGGTCATATTATCGGAAATTTTAGAACCGTAATATGCCTTTGCCATACGTTCACCACCCTTTAGGCGTAAACGCCGCGTTGACAATAAATAGAAATACCGTCAATGAAGAATCTGTAAACCAGAGTCATACCGTTAGCCTTTGTAATGGTTCCATTGTACAACGTGGTGTTTGCGGGAAGTTTAACCTCAAGCTGCTTCTGAGCTGCATTAGCTGCCACGATTGTATACATCTTGCCACTAACCATATTATTGAAATCTTTAATTTCAAGGTCGGCTGTTTCAGCAGCGAGGTTTACGTGCATATTAGTGACACCTTTAAGGTCATAACCTTCTTCAACCTTCATATCTTCAGGATCTACTTCATATACCATCTTCTGAGCATTCGGGTCAAAGCCACAATCTGCTTTAATAAGATTAGCCATTATATACCTCCTTAAAAATTATTGATGATTCCATCTTTTATATGCTTCTTCAAAATCTTTTTCGCCTTTATGCTTTTCATAAAGCTTTTTAACTTCAGAATTTATTTTAGAAGGCTGATTAAAATATTTATCGATAATATCTTCAAACTGTTTGTATGCTGATGTCCAGCTATCAAGAGATTTAATAGCTTTATCGAGTTTATCAATAGTCTTCATATCATACACCTTTCTTATATCTCTTAAATAATATGACTTATCGTTTGAATATTTTCTTTCGAGCTCTTTTATCTTTTTATCGACATCCGATTCTGTAGTCTTTATAGTTTCCCTTGACTTAGAATCATTCTTCTTGTTAACAATAATGTATTCAATCACTACTGGACGATACATAATGTTGTCAACTTCATGTTGTGCTTCTTTTGAAGTTTCAGCAGTTGAAATCAATTTACCATTCTTGTAAATACCAAATGCATTCCTTTGGAGGTGACCATCGTTCTTGATGGACTCTATTTTGTAACCTTTATACTCCATAGCTTACCTCCTTTCCCCTAAAGTTATTATATACCACTTGTTTGAAAATGTAAATAACTTTTAATAAATTTTTTCAAATTGTTGTCTGGTCATCATTTGTATTTTACCTAAGTAATATACTTTATGTGGCCATCTAACATCTGTAACTTCAAGTAAGGGTTCGGGATAACATCTGCAATTATATATTTCGCCTGCATGATAGTAAGCATTACCTTTGGCAGGAGGTAGGTTAGTTAACAGCTCAGGACTCGGAGGAGAATTCCATGGTACAATAACGTCATCCATTGTTCTATGACTATCGCGAACTCGTTGGTCTTCCTCTGTTCTCCATACATACCAGTTAATTCTCAAATTAGCTGACCGAGACCTTGTAATAGCTGTTTGTGTTTTTGATACCTCAGTTCTAGCAATTAGTTTAGCAGAAGCTCTTGAATATTCCCTTGTAAACTGAGTTATCTCTTTTGTTAATGTTGAAGCTCTTTTACCTGAAATTGTTCCTTCATATATTTTTTTTGTTACCTTACGAGAAACATCTAACGGTAATGTGCTTATTATTTGTGCATTTCTTTCTATTTGTTCTGCTATTGATTGGTCCAAACCTGAATTGATATTTTGAACTAGAGCTTTATATATCAAACGAGATTTTGTAGACCTTCTAGCAGCTTGCCTCCATGTTTGAGCATTTATATTAGCTACAGGAGTTACCATTCTTTTCGAAGCTAGATAACAATACCTTTTGAATGATTTAGTTGAGGAATAGTCTGAAGCATATTGATTAAACTTATCAATATCTCCTTTTGCCTTTTTCGCCAGCTTTATCAATGAACGAACCAACTGATAAAGTATTGAACGATAATTAGCTTCTATTCCTTTTGACCTATCCCAAAATGTATATTTCATTATCGTTTACCAAATAGTTTAGCTAAACCTTTCTTGGGTTTATCCTCTTCTTCGTCATCTACTTCGTTCTCTGATTCTTGAAGATTTTTAGCCATTTCCTCTTCTTCAGCCTTTTTCTTTTTGTCTTCCTCAACAGCTTCATCTATCATCTCATCTGTGATATTACTCCACATTGAAACACGTTTCTGCTGTTGTCTGAGTTCCTTAAGAGCTGTAGCTTTATCAATCAAACCAGACTGGAAAGCTTCCATAATAGGCTGGAAGGACTTCTGAGCAAGGTCTGCTTGTTCTTCATCTGTATTTCTACGAATGGGACTGAATACCAATTCCCAATCATCAGGGATAGAACCAATAGCAGACATTGTAATGATTTTCATGAGCTTTTCAAGTGGCTGCCTCAAATGTGATTCCTGCTTCTCCTGAATCATATCATAATAATTCTGAAGATCAGCTTCGCCAGTTGAATTCATACCAGCAGGAGCTCTACCGAAAAGCTTCGTAACGGGGATTTCTGCTGCACCAGCTATATCAAGCATAAATGACTCATAAATATCATTGATACCTGTAAATGTGTAGCCTTCCATCTTAAAGTCATCTTCTTGACTCATTACCAATGAACCGGTATTACACATCAGCTGGTTTTGTGCCTGCATTGTTCGATATACTTCTGCCATAGCATCTTGATCGCCAAGAGTGATTGCCTGGCCGAGGTCTTGAATCTTATATACTCGAATACAAGCGAGGAAAATCAGATAAGCGATATTAGCTGAAGTATTATCGCGCTTCATCAATTCTGTAAATACATGTTCAATCTCTGAAGCTCCCCAATATGTTTCAGCTAGTTTTTCATAATAGGGAAGGTCTCGCCCCGTAAAACGGATTACTCTTGAATGATGTACTCTATATGATTTTTGTGTTATCTGGTCTGCAATATCATAATATAGGGGTTCACCGAAATCTACATCATCAATATCAGTTACCAGCTCAAGTGATGGACTAATGCCTGACCATCTATCAATTACCATACAGCCCTTATAACTGTCAGGCATAACTGTTTCATAATCCAATTCTTTTTCCAAATCGTTCTGACCAGAAATCAACGGAATAAGGACACATCCGCCATATAGACGAGACCATTTAAGAGCATCCAGGATTTTAAGCCGTGTTCTTGTTCTTGTGTATACTGTCATGATTTTATCGATCTGTTCCGGCTCAATCTGCGATTGGATCTCAAAACCATTCTTCAGCATTTCCTGAGCAGGTTTATCTACAATTCCTGTAGCAATCCAATTGTTTCTATAAAGTGCATTAAGGGTTCCATAATCCCATGTCATACGAGTAAGATGATAACTACCCTTTTGAGAGAGATTAGTAGAACCCAGCCCTAAATTGGCCATCATATTTGAAAATGTATCTTTAGCTTTATTATCTGATGTTTTTACTACGTTCTTTTCATCAGCCATTGATTAACCTCTCCAGTTTGTAATTATTTTCCTTTGACCAATATCTCATGAATTCCTCGATTTTATTTTTAGCATCTGGTGTAATAGATTCTTCATTATCTACTTCAACCATAGCATCATATATATCTGACATAATATCTTTTACTGAATATATTGCCGTTTTCAAATCATATTCAGCCATATTTGTTTCTTGCCAATTAACCAAGTCAGCTGCAAGGTTTGGATTTTCCATTATTTCACCAAACTCCAAAGCAAGTTCTGTTACGTAGTCTGCTTGATTGGAACATTCGTCATAATATTCGCCAACAACTTCGTGAATTGTAAAGAAAAATGGACCAGATGCATGTGTATGAATATGCTTCAAATCATTTGCTGCACATATCAATTTGTAAGCTAGATTGATAAACATTTCCTATCACCTCATTATAAGCTTCAATATACTTAGCTGAACCTTCTTTACAGTATAGTCCACAAATATCTGGATTATTTAAGCATACATCTTCGAATGTTTCATTATATTTACAATATTTACAGCATGGAGGGAATTTTATTTTACTTGAGAAATTTGGACATCCATTATATAACAAACAAATAGGTGTATTATATTCTATATCAACGTCTGTTATTTTTATTGTTTCTGAATCTTTTTCTGTTATTTCAACTGTTAAACCTTGAGATGAATATTTTCTCTCTTTGATTTTATAAATCCTCGATCGAAATGCCTTTTCGCCACTAGACATTCCATTCTGTACAGCTTCTTTTGCTGTACCTGAAAATAAAACTTCTCCATCCTTATCTTTTATTGTGTAAACTTTAACCTTACCATTTTTATATGATGATTTTCGATTTCTCATTATAAATGGCACCCACATTTCTCTGGTCTATTTTTACAATGTTCATAGCATCCATCTCTAAATGCACATTCAAAACAGCATGGTGTTTCTGAACCTGGATAATATCTTTTACAACCAACACACAGGAAACATTGTGTAACTTCTAAATTCTTCTGATAGTTTTCATCATATGGATATGGAGTTTTAAGGAGTTTACCATCAACGAATGTTTGTACTACCATTCTGAAAGCTGACTGACTAACTGATATTCCTTTTTCTACAGCATCATCAGCTGTTCCTGTGAATTTAATCTGACCTTTTCTATTTATAAGGGTGAAATAGCGCTTCCTTTGATTCATCCGTTTAACACCTCTGCTAAAAATAAAGAGTGGAATTTCACCACTCTAGTTATTGGAGCTGGTGGACGGATTCGAACCCCCGACCTGATGCTTACAAAACAACTACTCTACCAACTGAGCTACACCAGCATTTATGTGAGTTTTGTCTCATCGTGACCTCAGCTAAATGGCGCCCACATCAGCTTGCGGTACTCACCACGAATATTCACAAAAAGGAGATGAAAGGAAAATACACCATGAACTCTGTATTAGATGGTGTTGGAGGAAGGTGTGGGATTCGAACCCACGGAAGTTTCACCTTCTTCAGTTTTCAAGACTGATTGCTATAGGCCACTCAGCCAACCTTCCATTTGGAACCGAGCTCTTTTCAGGCAACCTTTGTTCGGTACTCGGTGTGAGCCATCATATATAGGAAGAAACAAGGAGCGGGAAGTCTGTATGGTCAATGCCCAACCATTAAACCACAATATGATTATATCATATATTGAAACATTTGTAAACTACTTATTGAAATGTTTACAATTTTGTAATAATTATATTCATCAACTTTATTTTGAATTTGTTCATATAGTTCTTCAATAGCTTGAGTCCATTCTTCTCGTCCATTATAATGAACACATATATCAGCTATTTCGTAACCTTCGAAATATTTACCATCAGGTGTAAGATAATGTTCTTTTAGTTGTTCACATACATATTTGATACATTCATCTTTGCTTTCGAATCTCTTATATGTGCCATCATTGTTAGTCCAGCCAAATAGATTATTATATTCATTAGCCGCGTAGCTTGTATTCCAACCTGATTCTAATGCTGCTATGGAAGCTACCAATATTGGGTCGATTCCATTTACGCCAGAATAAACCAGGATTGCGTCTGAGACATCTTTCAAATTGCCTATTAAACTATATGAAAATTGATCTGAAGTTATCCAGGGTTCATCCTTGCTTTCCTGGGGAAGTTCCTGAATACCTTGTTTAACTTCATATGCATGAGCTATCATACAGAATGCAATCAACATAATGATTACTGCCAATATTAGCTTACTTCCTATTCGTTGCATCTGTTTATACTTCCTTCCTATTTATAAATCTGATTTTTACTTATTACTCAACTTCTTGCATCCAGAACTCTCGACGACAGTCTACACACATTTGCACCGCGTCTATACAATCTCCATTATCATCTCTATAATAAGCAGAAATATACCTCGGACAAATACGCAGCACCCCGGAATCACCAACAAATGACTCCGGATATTGCTCCAAAAACACATCTTGCCGCGTCTTGCGCGGGTGCGCAGCAGACCATTTCTCGACAATGGCAACTTGCTCTTTGGCGTCCAACGTTGATGCACTACTAACCACGCAGCGCGACTCGTCATAAGCAGAGCATCCTATACATCCAGTGCCAAAACTCTCGCACATTCTATTGCGTTCCTCAATGAACTTAATAGCATCCATTTCTGTTTACCTCCTGCCTTTCGGCTCTGTTTATTAGGTGTTTATCACCTTCTGTGATTGTATTATAACATATAATTTTCTATTTGTAAATAAGTTTTTTGCAAGTTTTTTGATATTTTTTAAGAATTTTCTTATTAACACTTATCCATTTAGAGCTTTTGTTGCATTTTTGAAACATAAATTTTTCTGAGAATTATCAAATTCTCTTATCGATTTGATTTTTCCTCTTTCAAAAACAATATATCTTACACAATTATCGTCTAAAACACAATTAACTGTTTTATTACCATTTTTGCCTGTAAAAAATTCTTCGAAAATTCCATTGTTTTCTTTTCTTAATTCTGCCATTTTATTTTCTCCTTAAACTTAAGATTTGTTTTATTTACCTTGCATAATTATAATAACACATAATGCCCTGTTTGTAAATAGGTTTTTTTAATTTTATTCGTAAATTTGCAATTTATTTTGCGATTTTAGCCACGGATATATCTCTCTTTCTCTAATAAATGTTTTTACCAAATATCTGAGAGCATCACATGCATGGTCGTTTTGTTTAATAGGCTGTTCTTTTCCTAACTGGTCTGCCTTCTTTGCGTCCCACATATATGTTCCGAGTTCTTTCATCAAATTAGGACATTTATCAGCATTTATTTTAATCAAACCATTATGGAACATTGTATATACTAGTTTGATTCCTGTTTGTACATCATTATCTGCTTGTGAGACCTTTATACCTGATTGCCTTGCAGCCGTTATGAATGATTTAGCGCTGGGGTCGATAGCAATTGATTTATATCGTTGACCTTCGTTAAAATCGAAAAAATCAGCCACATATTGCTGATCAGATTTTGCATTATATTCATTTCTTCCTGAGTAATAATATTCCTTTGTGATATAGACCGTAGGTATATTACTTATTTCTCTATCGATAAAACCTTCAAGGTATACATGAGGATTTGCTGTACCATAGTCGCATCCATAATATGAATATCCATCTTCTTCAAGATATTTGGGCAATGCTGTAAATGTGTTCTTTTCTTTATCAAAGCAATCATAAATAACGCCATCTACATTTACCCAATTACCAAGAATGAATCTTAAGTAATATACACCTGAATATATACTTTCATATCGTTCTATGATTTCACTACTTAGAGACGGATTATCGTGTAGTGTAAAGTGCAAATGCAATAACTTCTTTTCATCTGCTTTATCAAGTTCTTCTATCTTAAACCAATGCATTGGGCTTTCAGGGTTACAGTTAAACCAATATTTAGAACCTGTTACTGAACATCGACCCATACATTGTTCTACAAAGCTTCTTGGCATTAGTGCTACTTCATCAAGGAATATGCCTGCCAATGTCATACCTTGTACATAGTCCTGACTTCTTTCATCTCTACCACCGAATACGTAAAAGTAATTCTCTATGCTTCCTTTTCGTACGATTAGTAAATTATCGCTTCTATTATCTGATACTGTATATCCTCTATATTTAAGCCTTTCCTTCAAATCAGTTATTACATTCCTTCGTACCGCTCCAACACTTTTGCCAGCTATTACAAAGTTGTGTCTGTTGAATGTAGTCATTGCCCAGAATAAAAAAGAAAGAGACATGACTAGCGTTTTCCCAGACCTGATAGAACCATCACAAATGATGCCGTTATGATTTTTATAAGGAGAATCGGGTAACCACCATGTTAATAGTTTTAGCTGTTTATTTGAGAATTCACAGTATTTATCCATAAATATCTTAGATTCCTTTATTATTTTGCTGGATTTTTAATAGTTTCCTCATCTTGATTTTTGATATATACTTCTATATCATGATATGATTTACATTGCCTTGAGTTACAATATATATTATCACAATTATATATATCTGCGATTTTATTATTTCTTATACCACAATTTATTTTACTACAATACATATATCAATCCTCTTTCATTCTCACTCCGTAGCTGCAAAAATCATCCGGCCTTCGTTTCTGCCATGGTGCTGGGTGACCGTCTGAATAGATTTTCAGGCATACGCCAAAATTATAGTGCTCACAGTCATTACAACGTACAACTTCTTGCATATCACCTGAAACAGATTGACAATGAATAGCAGATTTAACAGCCAACAAAGCTTCTCGGTATATATCTTTCTTTGTACCAGTATATCCATGGCAATATTGATATTGACGGTTTACCATTTCTTTTAGTTTATCTGCATCATAATATCTACTCAACATTGTCACCTCCATCCATCTTTGCACCGCACACTTCCGTTTACGGGGGGGGGCAATCCTACGAACATTCCCAAAACTGGACACCTGATACCACCCCTCAAACCTTTTAATATCTTTCCATACTTCGTTTTCCATCGAAAGCCCTCCTGTTCCATGCTTCGATTGCTTTTTCTTTGCTGGGCAGCCCAGATACTTTCATCTCCTTTGTGTGGAGACCATCACCAGCCCTATATCTCCCACAACCGGCACTCCACCCAAAGTCCGCTCTATCGTAGGTATCGTACATATGGATAACGGTTGCAACTCCACCGCACTCAGGGCAGCGTTTCAATTCAGCCATCCTTCATCGCCTCCAGTGCTTTCTCCGCCTCCTCGCGGGTGAGGAATGTCCCGATGTATTTGTGCATCCCCATTTTGCCAATAAGCTTTACCGCTTCGGCCACGGTGTTTATTTTGAGCGTTGCAATTACAGGGTTATCGGGATTCCCCGCAAATAGCCGATACACCGTGTCGCCCACCTTGCACGGCAGCACCACCAGCCGACCGTCCTTGTCGGCCTCGGCCAGCTCGCGCAGGCGAGCATCGTCGTCCGTCTGGTGGAGCAGCTTGTCAAGCCGCTCAATGATATTGTCGGCGTGCTTGTTGATGGCGTATTCTGCTTCCGGCGATATTTCCCGCACACTCGACAAATCGTTAATTTCCTCCGGCGTCAGTCCCGTGTCCTCGTAGGCAGCGAGCGCGCTGTAGAGCTGCCGAATGATTTGCCGCAGTGCAGCCTTCGATACGCTGTTCAGCACCGGACCGTTCAGAACCAGGGCCAACAGCTTCGGCTTCATGCCTTCAAGGACGGAGCGCGGGCCGAGATACCGGTCCATGCTCTCGTCCACTCTGACCTCTTCATTCGTTAGTCGTTCCATCATTCTACCTCTTGCGTCCAGTATTCTGTTTTACAACCGTAACAATTTGTATCATTGCACCCAGAACTTAAGTTATAACTTTTATCAACTCGTTTAGGACATATATTTACAACTCCATTGTATAATACATCAGCGGTTGGATAATGCTTCAGAAATTCTCTGCTCCGTGTTTTTATCGGATTTTCTTTTGCATATTTCTCTATTGCTTCTACAGCTTTATTTGGGTCGCATGATTCAAATTGAAAATTGGCAATACATATTTCATCTTCTTCTGTTAAAGCTGGGCATCCTTGACAAAAAGCATGTTTTTGATTTTCCACTCCATATTGCGCACACATCTTTTTGAGATATTTAATAAATTCCAAAGCATCCATTCTATTTATTCTCCATTCTTTTAAGAATATTAGATATTTCCTTCAATTCATCTAAAATATCTATACTGCGTGCCAGTGTATGTATTAAAACAATTGTACTTATTGCTGAAAGTATAGCTAATGTGTAAAGCAAAACAATAATTGTTTCCATTCTGTTTATTCCTTCCTCATAAATGTAGCATAAACTACTTTTTTACGATTTTTGTCTAAATCACATTGCCATGATTTATTGCATTTCTTGCAATGAAGTTGATACATAATTTCTACTCTATCTGCTGGCAATGTGAAAATATCTGAGAGCTTACCAGTCTCATCTACTTCGTATTCAAAATAATTACAAAAATGAAACCACATTACCAATTGCATTCCACAAATTGGGCATTTATTGATTTCCATTCTGTTTACCTCTCAATATGCAATATTTATTTCTTTACCATTTATCGTTGAATAGATTATATTAGAAACGGTAAAGCTATCCATTAAAAATGCTGCACAATCGACTCCATATGATTCTTTTACGCATTTTGTAAGATTATCGAGACTTTTATCTATTTTATAATCATTAGCTTGATATTTATTATCTATTGCATTAACATATAGAAAAACCATATAACAACCAGATTCTTCATCATACCCACATTCGAGAAGATTTGTTCCAAGATTTTCCCACATTAAATCGTTGATTTCTTTTACTGTTTCAACATCTGGTTCAATGTTTGTTTCTACTTGTTCAACTTCATTTTGTTTATCTTCTATTTGATTGATAGCTCCAACATTAGGATTATTTGCATCATCATGTTCTTTTGTTATCGAACTAGCAATCATCAAAATAAGAACGATTATTACTGCGATTCCAAAAACTTTCAATATTCTGTTTTTCATTTCTGTTTGCTCCTTTTCTGTTTAGGTTTAAATTCTGTGCATTTTCTTTCTATTTCTATTCCCTTATCGGTCATAGCATACCATTTGATGGGACAATGATGTTTATATTTAGTTGAGAATTCATCTTTTATTAAGTTTCTGCATCTTTTACAGCAGATTGCTCCCATCTAAATCCAACTCCATTTGCTGTATTCATCATTGTTTTAATGACATCTTTCTTTATTGATTCTTCATCAAGAGTTTTTATGATAACTCTTTGACTTCCTGTTGATGCTTGACAGCTGAAAATATTATTTTCTTTCCATCTGTAAAATATACAACATAAATTTTTCTTATATATGATTTTGAGTATTTTAATGATGATTTCCATATTTATTGTATTTTTCTATTACAGCTATATCGTGTTCTGCTGATTTCTTTTTGTTTTCCATCCATGGAGGTGTATCTTCATCTCTTGCAGCTTTAAGTAATACCAGAAGTTTTTCTTTTATTTCATCTGCATGTTGTAAATTAAGCTTTTCGTATGGAATTTCAAAACTGCATCGAGAGAAGTTTTTTGATGCCATTACAACAATCTTTTCATTTTGCTTTGTTCCATATATAGATAAATATATCCCATTCTTAAAAACGAATGCAAGAATCTTAAGAAATATCTTCATCTTTCTTTACCTCATCGGAGTATTTATATCGATATGGAATAGGATTCTTCATTTCAAAACCACATGACGGACAAAAATTCCACTTCATATCTGAAATAGCTTTGCAGTGTGAACAATGAGGAAGATATACTTCTTGTTTTCCTCTATAGCTTGGTGAAATCCATTTAGCTTCCATAATTCCTCCGCTTTACTACGACCGCCAGGATTAAGCAGGTTGAATTTTAATATGTACCTTGATAATTTATATTAGTTATATATTCTAATTCAACCTGGTTTATCCTAGCTTCTCTGATATTATTTCAGAAGTAATATTCCGAATATAAATATACCCATAACTATGAATGCCAAAAGAACAGTAAAGAGTTCTTTTATGAATTCGATTTTATCATTTGTAGATGTAGTCTTCTTCAATGTTCTTCCTCCTCTCTTTATCCTCTCGGATTTTCTGTTTAAGATTTGAGCATCCATATGAACAAACCTTTCTATTTCTTTTTCCTTCTATGTCTACTGTGTATTTCCAACCTGTTCTCGGATAAAAGTATTTACCACATATCGGGCATTCAATCATCTTTAACATTGGATTATCTCATATTACTTAATATATCCATTACTCACCAAAAAAGCTGTGTCTTCACCCCAGCAAACCTGTTCGCCATTGTCTTCGTATGCCTTGAATTCAGTGTATTTCTTCTGAGCCAAAGCGAGGCCATTCCACTGAAATACGTTTTCAATAACGAAACCTTTGGAATATTCGGTACAAGGAAGGAGTTGATAACGGCCAGCAACCTTCGTGCAATATCTAACCTTTGCACATTTTCTACCAGATTTAGAGATATACAGCTTTTCGATAACGCCAACTCTAAACATCCAGCCGTTCCAACCAGTTCTCATGGGAGCAAATTCGTAAGCAGGAATTTGAACCAATTGACCAACATAAGGATTAACAACCTTTTTCATACCTATTTACCTCGTTTCTGTTTATTGAGTTTGTGGTTATCTTCTTTCCATAATCTTATTCTACCATATTCTAATGCGTTTGTAAATAGGTTTTTTACAAGTTTTTGATATTTTTTTAAGAATTTTCTTCTTCTACCCAGATTTCTTTAGCTTTAGAAGAAAGAGCAGCAATGAAACCATCATCTTTGTCATCTTCCTGCTTAAATCCCTGAGCTTTCTTCTTCATCTCAAGTTCTTCCTTCATGAGTTTAACCTTTTGCTCTTCAACTCGCTGTTTCCAGTCTTTGGGCATATAATCGACATATTTAATGAGATTGTCCAAAGCTTTCATCTTATCGTGAAGTTCAATTGAAATACCATCTCGACCAGATTTAATGCTTTTAACGAGCTGACCATCCATTTCATTTGCTGGCTTAAGAGAAATTGAATGAGGATAAATATTGACGAAATCTGTAATGTCAGAAAAAGCAATTCTTGCCCATTCATCAATAATATCTCCTGCAGCAATCATCTGACGGTTAATGATTCTAACCTTAAGCCATGCAATATAAATTCTGCATTGCTCATTATTTTTCAAACCCATATATCCACTGGCTGTATTTGAAACGTCATATCCGGCTTTTATTGCTGCAATTTTAGCATTTTGATTTGTGAGATAATACTCACAAAATCTCTGCTGTTTTTCATTAAGTCTACCAACAGCTTCTTTTCTTTTCATCTTAAGAAGCTCTTCTTCTGTATATGTAACCCACTTAGGTTTGTAACCAGCCATTTCTTTGCACCTCATAATTTATTTTATTGCTGTTTGTGGGTTAAATAACCTATATTTTGTATCTGATTCATTATGCCAGTTTTGCCCACCAGCTCCGGAGAACTGATGAGCAATACTGAAACAACGAATTTAATTGTTAGAATCAATCCTCGTCGTCATCGTCCAGATCGAAATCATCATCGTCATCATCGTCGTCAACGACTACGGGCTTCTTCTTCTTCTTCTCTTCCTTCTTGGGAGCCTTCTTAGCAGGCTTCTCTTCCTTCTTGGCCTTCTTCTCCTTCTTCTTCGGAGCCTCAGTCTCTACCTCGACCTCTTCCTCGTCATCAGAAGAATTCTTGAAAGCAGCTTCCAGCTTACGAATTGTAATGTACTCAGGAAGTGTAGCCATAACCTCGACTACAGCAGAATTACAACGAGCAAGCTTGTTAGAAATAACAGGGAAACGACGACCAATATCAGCAATTGCCTCAATGTCAGTACCCTCAACGATTACCTTTGCTGCCTCTGCAGCGGTCCAATTCTTAGCCATTTTGTTTGTTCTCCTTTGTTTGTTTAATAATTTGTTTGAATTTTATTCGTTTTCATCTTGCTGCCGAATAGCTACCACATTGAAAGCTGTTTCTTCAGCAAGAAGGGAAACCATGTTTTGAATGACTGCATAATCCTTAGTTGAAGCGAACTTCATCTTCGTTTCTGCGTTTTTGGTAAACTCAATTTTATTAATTGTGAATTCACCAAGATTTGTAGGTTTTTCTCCGTCGGCAAAAATACCAAGCTTAAGAGGTTTACCGATCATTGTGAGAAATTTTACCGTGTTACTTATTTCGTTTGAGGAAAACGTCATCTTCAAATCAAGAGTACCGTTTGCTTTGATTGAATGTCCAGCATAAAATCCTGTTGCTGAAACCTTTACTTTTGCCACTGTTTACTCCTTTCTTTGTAAAACTCTTCTCTTGAGTTTACATCTGATTGAATTTTTGTTTGTTTTGTTTTGATTTTCTTTGGCTTGACTTTTTCATGAAAGTCGCTGAATACACAAAGCTCTTTTTGATTTGTGAGAATATTTACAAAGTTCTGTATATCTTCAGCATTAAGCGTAAAATAGATTTTGCCGTCTTCAAGAAACTGAGTAATGAAAATAGGAACCTTATGTTCAACCGAAGCATGATACTCAAGTTTGTCAATATCAAGTCTATCAAGCCGATAAGAGTTAGCATCTGTACTTTTCAGCTGACACATAAAGTTTTCCGAAGTTCCATCCTCCTTCGCAATCCACGAAGAACCTGAACCTGAGACGGGTTTGAAACCAAGTGACTTGAGAAGTTCCTTTTCGTTTTTGAAGTAGAACTTACCAGTCCTCATGATTGACCTCGTTACCGTCATAACCATATTTCGCCATGGCTTGACGAATCAGTTCAACAAATTGCTCATGGGACATCCGAATGAAGTTCTCAACTCTGCAACAGGAAAGCATAATTTGCGCCTGAGTGGGTTTTGAGACCAAGTCCATATGTCTTAGTTCTTCATCTACAAAATCAACCAGAACCATGGTGTTGCTTCTCTCATCACATTCAAACATTTTACTTCCTCCTCTGTTTGTATCTCTGGTCTTCCCTACGTGAACATTATATCACAAACATTTGGATTTGTAAATAGGTTTTTGAAAAGTTTTTTGAAAATATTTTTGAGCGAGACAAAATGAACGCCGCACGACTGTGCGGCGTTCCCCTCAGACGTAATATTCAGCCATGTCTTCCAGTCGCAGGCAGGCCAGACGACGGTATGGATTGCTCAGATTACCGCAGCCGCAGTCAATGCAAAGGAATCCCTTACCGTGGAAGATGTGGTACGGCTCTTTGAATTGCTTGGTCAGATAACAGGTCGGCGTGTGCCCTACTATATAATG